ACCTTGCGTGCGTCCAGAGGCATGACGACCTCCCCCTGATGTGTCGAGGCTGAATGGCTACTTGACGCGGGCCCGCACGCTTCGCGAACGCAATCCGCCGAGACGACGCAGGTCACGGTCGAACCGTGCGAGCAACTCATCGGCCCGGTTCCGCCATTCCGGCCCGATGGCGGTATCGTCGACGGCGGCGCCGGCCTCACCGTCGGTGTACCGGAAGTTGTCCGATGCCGGTGTGCCATATGCCAGGCACGTGTGGCCGGCAGCGCCCAGGATGACCAGCGCCTCGTCACCCTCGGGAATGGTGCTTCCCGACCCGTCGACGACATGCGGGCCCGACCACCGGATCCGCACTGGTTCGCCGGCGGGCACTTCCAGTCCGACAAGGGTTACCGAACCGGCCTCCTCGTCGTGGCGCCACGGCGGACGCGGTGCCACGCCAGTGACTCCCGCGAGCGGGACCGGCCACTCGACGGAAAGGATGGTGGTGATGGTGCCAAGGTAGGTGACTGGCACGATGCGGCTGCCGGCCGTGGTGGTCAGCACGACCGACTGCACGCGTGGCAGGACTTCGGCATAGGCGGAAACTGCGCGGCCGATCGCCCGGTCCAGGTCGGCGTCCATCCACCGTGCCGACGTCCCAACCGGATCGTTCAGGTCAAGCCGCAATGCTGCCCGGAGAGTCGCAAGCGTGGACATGGGTGGTTGGTCCTTTCCTGAGTTGCGGGAAACTGGCCCTAACCCCCCCACCCCCAATCCCGTCGCGGGAAGGGGGTGGGGGGCAGGCCCGTCCCCCCGATTGGCGCGCGAGGGCCTCTCCCCTTACCCGGCGACCTGCGACCACACCGCGCCACGGTAGTCCAGCCAGCCACCGCCGAACTCCCAGCGCACCTTGAAGCTGATCTGGTCGTTCGTGAAGACCTGGCCCTCCAGCGGCGCATCCTGCATCAGCAGGTCGGGAGTCTCGCGACCACCCACGAACCCGATCTCCAGGGTCTCGATCTGGCGCGGGTCGGCAATCACATACCAGTCCGTCACGTCGGTGAACTGCGCCACCGAGAGCGGCTCCACGGCCCCCTTCAGCACGTTCGCGTCGTTGTTCATCGACCCCGGCACCAACGTGCTGCTCACCAACGTCATCGACGTAAACAGCAGGTCCGGCGGTACGAGCAGGTAGGCCGGACGCAGGTTCAGGCGCTTCCCCGCGGTGTTCGTCTGCTTCATCATCAGCGTCATCGCCGACTGCAAGGCCGTCGCCGAAAGCGCGCTGGTCAGGCGGTTGCCGTGCGCCGTCTGCGTACCGTCGTCAAAGATCTTGGTCGCGTCGGCCATCGTCGGATTGCCCGTGAACAGCCCGTAGACGAACTCGTTGATCGTGATGCCCGCCGCGATTGCCAGTTTCGATGGGATCTTGCGGATGGCGTCGAGGTCGTCGTTCAGGATCGCCTCGCGGGTCACCACGACCAGGTTCCCCTTCTTCACCGGCGCGTACGTCTCGCGGGTGTCGTCCCACGCCAGGTTGGTGTACGCGCCACCCTCGGCCACCGTCGAAAGCGTGCCGAAGTCGTGCAGCCGGATGCGGTCCTGCGTCTTGAAGTCGCGTAGTGCCCTGATGGAGACGAACTTGCGCCAGTCCTGCGGCTGTCCGTCATAGTCCTGGACCAGTCGCTTGGTCATGCTGTTCAGCAGGGCCTGGTTCAGGATGCCGGTGGTGACCTCGTTCGCCTCGCGGGCAATCGAGAGGCCCGGGTGGATCGTCCCGGTCACCCCGGCGTCACCCGTCACCTGCACGTATGCCTCGCGCAGGCCAAGCCAACGCGGCGGACGCACCCCCGCCGACCGGACCGCCGCGACGTCCGGATCGTCCGCATGTTCGCGCACCCCGAACAGGCGGTCCATCGCCACCTGGATCGCCGCCCGTCCCCGGGCCATCCCGGTCTGCCCCACCTCCACCCGCGCGGCACCGTGACCGCGCACCAATCCTTCTCCCGACGTCCGTGACGCCGGTGCCATCCCGCCGACGGTGGCGCCATCGGTCATGCCGCGCAGGGCGTCCAGTGCCTCCACCTCGGCGTCAAGGGCAGCCTCAAGTGCGCGGGCATAGGTCGCCGCATCGGGCCACGTCACCGCACTGCTTCCGGTGCCGGCTGGCGCCATCGGATCCCACTGCGCCCGCACCTTCCGGGTGACCGGCGCGGGCAGGGCGCGTTCGGCAAGCCTCTCGATCAGGATGTGGGCGCACTCGATCTGGAGGTGTGCCGACGTCTGGGGCTTCGGCGCCACCTCGGCAACGGTGGTCATCTGGACTGGAATGGCCGGACCGTGGTCGTGCCCGATAGCCGGATGGACCGTGCCGCCATCCTCGCGGACGGGCACCAGCGGCATGTCCAGCGTTGTGCCCACCAAAACGGATTCATCGTTCATGCAAATCTCCTCGGAACGCGAGCAAAGCGTGTGCTGCAAGGGCCACGCAATGGAGATGGGTCCGGAGCCACTGGACACCCCGTTGTGCCCAGTGGTCCCGCGCATGTCGGGTTCCCGATCTCGCTGCATCAGGGCGGCCCGCGCCCCCCGGTGCCTCTGCCCGTCCCGGTCCCCGTGATTGCCCGGTCCGACCCGATGCGGTGCAGGAACCGTCCGCCGGCGCTTGCGCGGGTCACCACGTCGCAACTCCGCACCACCGGGACCGCATCAACGATCGTCGTGCCGGGCCGGACCCGCGCCATGGCGTCGATCGACAACCCGACCGGTGTGGTGCCGCCGAGGGATGTTGCCGCCTCGGCCAGACCAGTCACCCACGGCATGCCGGGAGTCAGGTGCAGGGTCGCCACCGCTTCAAGCCGGGAGATCCCGTCCGGGCCCGGCACCTCGCGCAGCGCCGGATCGGCGAAGTACCCCACCAGATCGCGTACCGTCCGCGCCGGTTGCAGGCGGTCACCAACCGCGGTCGGATGGTCGGCAAAGCACCGCAACCCCGAGGCCCGTCGCGCCACATCCTGCACCGCCGCTCGCGTGTACTGCCTCCCACTCAGGGCCAGGCCCTCGCGCAGGATCACCACGCGGTACGCCGTCATCGGCCACCACCGTCGGTCCGGGGGCCGTCGCCACCGTCCTCCGCATCGGCGTCGCCCGCAAGGCGCCACCACAAGCGGCGTGCCTCGGTGCCAGATACCCACCCGCGGTCGGTCGCCGTTGCCAACGCATCGGTTGCCTGAGAGAGCCACGCCACCCGCACATCGCGCGAATCGGAAACCAGTTCGTCAAAGGTCACCGTGAAGCGCCGGTCGGCCCGCGCCGAAAGCCTGCCGGCTGCCACTTGCGCATCGAGGGCGCGCCGGACCACCCGGGTCAGGAGACCGCGCAGGTACTCCTGGCGCCTCTGGAACCGCTTGATTGCCGGCAGTCCCATCTCCGACGCCGTCGCGCGGTTCGCGTTCCCGCCCTCGGAGAGGTAATGCTCGGGCACCCCCGCACCCGTCGCGATCATCAGTCGCAGGGCGCGCCCGTCGTCTCGGACGTCATCGGCACCGATGTTCGGCTGCACCGCCCGCCACGACTCCACCTCATTGTGGAAGAGGATGCTCCCCGGCTCCGGTGGATACGCCTCGTACTCCCGGCGCAGGCGTTCCAGGTCGTCGCGGCGCCCGCCGGTGACGGTCACGTCATAGAGGAACGCCCCCTTGCTGCGGTTGATCCGCACGCGGTCCAGAAGCCATTCCTTATAGCGGATCAGCCACGGCAGGATCGGCGCCAGGTCGGAGCGGCCCCGCCGGGCATTGCTCACGCGGTTGATGGCGAAGTGGTCCACCTCCGCTGCCGGGATCCACTCCCCATCAAGGGTGCTTGCACCAACTCCCCTCGCTTCACTCGGCGCACCACCTGATGCATGGACGCTTCGCTCATGTGGCGGACGGTACAGGTACCTTCGTGGCCGTTCGATATCGTCCGGATCGGTCTCGATCGCCTCGATGGCCAGCGGATCGAGTTGGCGGATCACCACGCGTCCGGTGGCCGGGTCCGTGAAGGCGCGGAGGAACTGTTCGCCAAACAGCGAGAGTTCGGTCTGGATCGCGTAGACCCGCAAGTCCAGGCGGTTCTCCGGGTCGTGCCAGAAGCGGTCGATCGCCCGTTGCACCCGCGCGTCGGCAGCGGTGGCGCGGACCCCACCGCCCAGCACGAAGTTCGTGCCTTGTTCAATGACCGCATAGGCCAGCGGGTTCGTGCAGTACGCCTCATAGGCATCCAGCAGGAGTTGGCGGGTGATCGAGGGCGACGGTTCACGGGGGGTCTCGGCCTGCCAGGGTGATCCCGCACGCCGCCACGCGGTGTCGTCCTCCGCCACCTCCAGCACCCGGGTCGGCACGGTAGCGCGCGCCCGCACCCAGACATGCGCCAATCCCGAGGCGTCGCTTGATGGAACGCGGTCAAGGGTTTCCGATGGGTTCCCGTCTGGCCGGGGCTCCGGTGGTGTTGGCACGAACTGGGCGGGTGAACTGTCGGGGATCGGCATCCGGCATCCTCCCTGCCGGTCGCGTGCATCCGCACGGGCCGGTCATGCCG